GGCTAGAAAACTTTTTTACAGCATATAAAAAAGATTTAATTGCTAGACAAGAGCAGATAAAACAGTCTATATTAAATGGGATGGCTAAAGATTGGTCAGATTACAGATATCTGACTGGTAAATTAGCTGCACTAACACAAGAAGTTCAGGAACTCACGGACCTGCTTAAGAAAACGGAGCTAGACGATGACTAAACCAAAATTAATAGTACCCAAACATGTTTGGGACGGCAAACAAGCAGAAAAAGCAAAGAATGAAGTAGAAAAACTACCTAATCCTGTGGGTTGGAGAATGGTTCTATTTCCACTTAAACTAAAAGAAAAAACAAAGGGTGGTTTGCTTTTAACCGATGA